GAGAAGGGTTCCAAACCTTTTACCGCCGGGGGAGAGGCCCCCAGCAAGGCCAGGTGTCGGGCACTCCATTTACCCTTGTGAGGGTTAATGGCAGAGTCTGGGGAATAGAATGAGATCGATACCTTCCGGTAGTGCCCATCTTTCACCAGATCTTTAGCCGTGTCCGTAAAGGCCACGTCGGCATACAAATTTCCTCCCTGTTTGGCGAATCCTTTGATCCAACCATAAGCAGGAAGGCTGTCATTGTCACCGGCGTGACCGATTACGAGAGGTGCCTCATGTATCGACGGGTCATAGTTATCAACTACCTGCTGCAGGTCCTTGTCAGAGAAGTTTCTCTGAACACCCTGGGCAGACGTTTGATCTCCCGCCTTGAATACGTGGATGCGTTTAGTAAACACCGTGTTTATTAGTGACCCATTGGTTAGTTTTTACCCTATTTACGATCCATTTCAATTGCTTCATTCTCGGAGATTTTTTCATTTCCGAAGGGACGTGGATTCGAGCTTTCCGTAGGGAGGCCAAGCAACTCCAGCATTTGCTCTTCAGTCATGGAATCAAAATCAATATCCCCTTCTCCTATTTGCTCTTCTGGGCTTGGTCCCCCAATTGCATCGGCCTGAGACTCCTCAGGAGTTGCCCCAGGGGGGGGCTCTAGTTCCCCGGCAGCAGCTTGTAAGTCCGAAGAAGCCGCTTGTTGTTGCTCCGGAGTTGCTTCAGAATTTCCGCCGAAGATTGACCCAAATAAATCTTGGTCTTGCTGGGGGTCAAATGTGGTAGATTCTGCTTCCTCTTCCTTTGCGTTCTTTTCCTCAAGTTCCACACGAAAGTGACGTTCGATCCACTCTTTACGCGGGGTGTACCCGGATTGAATAAGAAGGGAAACATCTGGCATTGTGAGAGGAGACTCCTCAATACGGAACTCACGAGTGAGTACTGGTGCAGCAACATCAACACCGAAATTCAAATCAACAATCCAACGAACTAAAGTCTGGGATAAAGTTTGCGAGAGTATCTCAGAGATTTCGCTAGCTCGCACGACGCGTATGGTATTGGCAACTTGGGAAGAAGCACGAGACCCGGCTTCAGCCTGTCCAGCTTCATCCTCGCCGCAGATGACAAGGGAAATTTCCTTATCAATGTAATCGATAAGATTTTTAAATACTTCGGGGGATCCGGACGGCACAACAAACTCAAGTTCGTACCCCTCGGGCAGAATCATTGCTGTTTCTTGAGAAAGGTTGGAAAGATGGCCATAGAGCGTATCCAGCTCTCGAGTGCTTGCTGAGAGCGGGGCTTTAGCGACAGCAGTCGGCGTCGCGTAACGGTCACCGTAGAGCACGTAAGATTCGATGGCACGGCGCCGAAACTTGACGAGAGGATAAAGAATGCGACCAAGAGCAGCACCGTATGGGTCGCCGTTGTGCGAAACATAATATCGGGAAACAATAAATTTCCTCTGCGGCAATTCCACACCTTCAAACATGCGGTTGAAGGTTAGGCAACGCATTGTGAAACCATTTACTGCGTCCTGTTCTTCTTGAAATACGAAACGACGTTGGTCACGCATGCGAACATCAAAAGGAATTACACCTCGCTTCGTCTTTTTCCACATGATTTCACCGACCGAGAAACCGGCGATGAGAGATTCAGCCATACCGACGTAAATATCGTCAAGGGGCATTTCTTCCAGGACCTCAGCGACAAAATCGCGAACTGCAAGGTCTCCTGGCTTATCTGAATATTGTTGAACGTACCAAGGACGAGAGGTTACTTCTTGCAGGAGCTTTCGAAAACAAGCTTGAACCTGCTCATCGTAAAGTAAACGCTGATAGACAACAAGGGCTCGGTTCCCACCTTTTTGAATTAAGAGATCGTCATTAGGGCGTACAATCGTATTCCCCTGCCCCGTAAAGGGCGAGGAAGAACCGAACATGTAAATGGACGATAGATTATATGGATCACTCGTATAACGAGCAACCTCACCGGAGGGAACTGGTGCTGTCTTAAATCGTTGCGCCATCCAGATTTCTCGTGCGTTGCCTAGTAGGTTAGTTTTACCCGGTTAGTTGGCCAAAGTGTAATTCAAAGGTGCCTGTGTGGCCCCATTGACTGCATAGTTAATCACAACTTTGTATACTCCGTCGTCCCCACTTGTAATCCAGTCTCCTTGCACACTTAATTCGCTTAGGCCGTCAACGTTTTGCAAAATACTATATTGAATTGCCGAGTTAATCTGACCAGGATCGAGGATCTCTAGAACGTAGTCCCCAATACCATAACTGGCCCTCAATACTCTTTCATAATATCTTGTTTCCAGAACACTTCGGATCTGTTGCGTAACAAGATCATAATCGGTGCTTGTTGAGAGGTTTCCATTAACGACGGTAAGAGGGTATGTTAATCCCCTTACCGATGGTGACATTATAGTTACCTCGTTCATCGAATGTATCTCCTTGAGATCTGAAACTCGAGTGCGTTCACTCGCTTACGAACTTCTTCTTTGGGAAGTTCACCTTCAATAACTTTTCGAATCTCTTTTCTTAATGTTTCTAAGCTCAGAGATTCATAATAACTTGGGTCGATCAGACCCCCTTCGTCGTTTTCTCCCGAAAGAAGTGAGAGGCAGAGCGCCTCGAGAGAGACGCCCTGCTTTTTTGCCTTTTCTTCGAGGGTAGTGAGAAGGGAGTCGGGAAGTTTGAGGTTTAAATCCCGGTACATTTGACTCCCTAATAAAATCACTGACCCAGACCTTGGATGTCGAGTTCGTTCTGCATTTGACCGATGGCCACACGAATGAGGTCGATCTGAATGCGCTCGAGTGTCGGAACCGGAGTTACGAACACCTTGGCGTTGACAATGCCGTTCTCGAGGTCTTCAGGCAGGTTAATGCGAGGATCGCAAATCACCTGGAAGGCATCGGACGGGCGAGCACCGAACAGAGCACCACGAACGTACAGCTGGTTCAGAATGCTATTTCCAATCAGTACGATCTGATTGAAGATCACGTTGAAGCCATCGATCACGTTGAAGATTTGGCTATCAAATGCGGTACGCAGCGAGCCATACACTACGTTGAGAATAACGCGAGTATTGACAAACTGGTACAGTTTCTGCTGAGCGTCGTCGGGGTTGAGCAGACGAGTGCGACCACCCCAGATGAATACCGCCTGATCGGGGTATCCGGGGAGAGTGCGAACCACGTTGCAACCCTTCGGATTGAGCAAGTTCTGTTGAGCCGAGCTGACCGGAATCTGTACGGCCACAGCATCACGCAGCTGGTACTTGACGCCAGCGGGCGGGAACTGATAGCCCTCAGCACGGTAGCGACGAACAGCAACGCCAGTCACATAGGGCGAAGGCGGAATGAACTGTCCAGCACCGTTCTCGATATACGGGCCGTAATAGGCAATGAAGCCGAAGGGGTTACCGTAACGCTGAGAGTCGTCGAGCAGGCGATTGACGTTGTCAACACCGGCTTCGATAAACACAGCTTGAGGGACGCCACCGAAGCCAACGCCGCGCAGTGCGTCGTCGATGATTTCAGTAGAGGTGATGGCATCAAAGCGCCACAGATTGGAGGGAACTCCTTGCTCAGGGGTGAATACCAGCTCAACTTGAGAGTTATAGCACACTTGACCCACAGAGGTCAGATCACCGCCAGCGGTAGCGGCAGGAACAGCCACCCAGGTATAGGTGGATCCATCATAGGTGAGTGCCAGACGATCACCGGCAACCACGGGAGTTGTTCCGTCAGGAGCAAAACCATTAGGTCCAGCAACAGTGAAGTAGGTTCCAACCAGGAGCGGCCGGATGGCTTGAAGTTGAGCAGCGGATTCGCCGCTTAGCAGGCCAAGCTGGACGTCGTAAGAGTTGCCCGCAACAGCAGTTACGGAACCACCGACCAGATTTACACCGGTAACATCCACAGTAGAGGTACCGAACCCGGAAGGCAGAGCAAGACCCAGGTTGGGTGCAGCAGTTGTATAACCTTGACCACCGCTGGTTACTGTTGCGGTCATCACGGTTCCACCTGCGCTGATAGTCACAGTGGCAACTAGTCCGGTTCCAGAACCACCGGGAATGGAGATTCCGGGATAGGAAGCGTCGGGAAGAGTGACAACACCAGCCACAGTCACCGAGAGAGTGGTTGCAGGTCCGATTGTACCGGAAACGTTAGTCGTGTAAGTTCCAACTGCAATCGGGTCAATCGCAGGCACGAAGTAAGCTTCAGGCTGGAAGAACTGATCTACAGTCGGAGTGGCGTAGGCATTGAAAATGCCAGCCACAGGGGAAGTAGTCGGACCCACCAGATTGAGGCTAGGCAGCCAACCGCAGAGGGAAGAGGAAGACAAGTCTTCGCCATACGGGGTGATCTGGTCTTCGCCCAGAATTACAGCGCTGTTATTCAGGAAGATCGATGCACCGGGTGTGCCGGCAACAACGGCCGGAGCAAGAGAGGCGTCAGCGGCTTGGTTGAAGATGCTGTTGGAGTCGAACTCATACTTGCGGCCACGAACCAGCGGAAGAGTGATGAGCTCGATCGGAGAGATGGTGGTGAGGCCACGACCCAGAACTTGCGAATAGAAGATCGAGGGAGTGGAGCTAAATGTGCCAGAGGGCACCACCATATAAACGCCGCTAGTGTAGTTGGCTTGAGTAGAAGCAAGCACAAAAGTGTTAGCATCTACAACCCGAACATAGTAGGCATTGCTCACCATTTTGGTGGTGGCGCTTACGAAGTTGGAGGTTGCACCAGCGTTGGTAACGGTGATCGGCTGGGTGAAGTAAATCTTCTGACCGCTAATCAGACCGTGGTTAGGAACTGCAAACTGGGCCGGATTTACAGTGACGCCAACTGTTCCGGAATAAGCCGAAATCAGACCTGCGGAGGGATCAAAGATGGTCCGAGAAACCCAATTCAGGGCGTAGGTCTGGGTGGCATCTTGAAGAGTTCCAGGAAGGTGAAGGGTATTGACGCCAGCGGGAGCCCCGGAGATGTTCTCAATCAGGTTGGAGGTTTGTCCGTTGATAGTTACGGGCAGATTCCATCTAGGATCGGCGTAGGTCAGCAGAGCGGTGTCACCGGAAGCAACAGGGCCAGGAGCACCCATGAACACAGCACCGTTCGGGGGAGCAGCAGGAGCTGTGGCGAGCCAAGCTGCGGTACCACCTTGCAGAACGATGAAGTTATAGATTGCAGAAGCGTCCTGAGCTGTAAGCGCCAGGAACACGTAGTTCAGCGAATATTCGGAGTCGGTCGCGGTGTTGTACGGGGGTGCAACAACGAACACTTCTGTGCCGCTGAGATTTACGCCGCTAACAACAGGGCTGCCCTGAATATTGACGGTTGTGAAGTCGTTTCCAGTTCCAGCGCCAGTCAGAGTAACTTGCTGTACAGGGAGGGTTACAGGCCAATACTGATCGGTATCGAGCTGGAATACACCGTCGATAGCAGTCGGAACAGCGTTGATGGTGTACTGAGCGTTGTCAAGCAGGCCGACTTTAGTTGTGGATGAGGATGACCCGGCCACAATGTTGGCGGACTGGTTAACTGCAGTCTGAGCGGACTCACCAAACACGATGGTCTGGTAGGCGAGCTTATTGTAGCTAACGTCGGTACCAACCCACTCGTAAATGGCGTTATCCACCAAATACTTCAGCCCGGTTACCAGGTCTGCGGCAGGCTGGTGAGGAGTGTAGTCCTGATACTCATTGATATCGGTAACTAGGTACGGACCGGGATCGGCCAGGGCCATCCACTTGAAGTTGTTATTCTCGCAATGAGCAGCCGCAGCAGCGCCAACGAGAGCACGACCGGCGGCGTCAAACTGAGCATAAGCGGTCGGGGTGATCAGATAACCTTGATCTTGAACACCGTCAAAAGCAGTGGAAATGGTCTGGGTGTAATCCTGAGGAACACGCTCCAGAGACACGCTACCGCCGACAATGTTACCAACATCATAGGCATTCTGCATGAACACGAAATTGCTACCGACGGGCAGAACCTCAGTGATTACCGAAACGTTGCCGTTGAAGGTTGTGGAGGACAGGGTAACGTAGCTGTTCTCCGAGTTGCTGGAAGGATCCAGGTCGTTTACCATGCCGGTACGACGAACATAAACGGAGCTACGGATGGCCGGGTTGGACTCGATAGCCTCGGAAACAGCGGCGGCAATTGCAGCCGAGATTTTACGGTTGTTGGCTTCGTCGCCAGCAACGTAGGACACGGGGATTGTTACGGGGACTCCCAGCCATTCGCCATCGGCGGTGTAACCGGTGGAGCCGTCGCCAGCAACCAGTTTTTGACCATTAAGGATCATCTGCACGAACACTTTGTTGCCAGCTTGCAGAGAAGAAGGCAGAGAAGTGCTGTTGATCTTGGTGGCAGAAGGGAAGAACTCAACCTCGACGATCTGATCAGGAGTTCCTACGCGAACCACGCGCAGGTCTCCGGTAACTGCGTTCTGGAAGAACTCATTAACGCAGTTGTAGCTCAGGAGGGGGATGCGGCTTTCGGGAACGGTAGAGGTCCCGATACGAATCAGTTCTTTATAGTCATTCAGCGAGGAAATCGCAATCGGGGTGTTGAAGGGAAAGCGAGTTACGGGAACGTCTTCCTCAGTCTCGACCAGCATGTAAACGGTGCTGAAGTCTGCGATTCCGCCAAAAGCAACCTTGCCAGGCTGCTCGTTAATATATACACCGGGAGCCCCAGGGGTTACACCACTGGTCCCGAGAGAGAAAGTTGCCATGTTTTTATAAGGGAGATCCTTCCATTCCGGCTCCCTGTGATGGCGAAGGCGACTCCATCGTGGTGCCCGTGGGCCAGGGTTTCGGGTTTTACAACGATTACTTTTACCCGGTTACTGGATTCCTGTGACGGCTTGTGTGCTGTCGAATGTGATGCCGTTAAGTTCTTCTCGATCTACGACACCTTGCAGAGTATAACGATAAAGGGCAGAGTTATATTCTTCTGCAGTTGAATAGGGGAATATTGCGTCACTAAATTCACCTACGGGGAGGCCAGTGATAAAAGACCCTTGAGAGAGGGTTCCGGGGGTGCCTGAAGAATTTCCGATTTGGGAAAGTCGAAGTTGAGCACCCTCGGGGGGAAGTTCCCAAACCGACCACTGCGGGTTCTGTTCTAGAACCTCTCGATAATCCGTAGAGCTAGTGTAGGCCAAATACCCGAGTTTTCTCCAGGTAAATTGCGGTTGGAATGGGAACGATACGGTCATTACACCCTCTTCTGAGATCTAGCGATGAGACGAGCACCAATCGAGGTGCCACGAGTGAGTTCAAAACCGCTTTCTTGTGCAACTTGGGCGGCTGCCTTTTCAAGAGCCACGGGGTTTGTTGGCACAAAGACGTTTTCTTCGACTGATTTTTTCGAAAGCTTTTCGCGAACATCCGTTTGAATGACCTCCGTAGGAGTCGCCTCGGGGGCGGCTACGGGTTCTTCCGAAGGAGTCTCAACTTCGAGATTTACGGGTGCCGAGGGTTCTTCGTTGACGATCCGGCTTTCCTCTGGAGTCACCTTCAGATCGGAGGATGCAGGTGCGGGTTTTTCAGTGCGAGTGGTGCGACGAGACATTGCTTTGTAAGTGTAAAAGTTTGAGATTCATGATGTGGCCATCAACGACGGCGACTCAGAATATTTTTCCAAGCAATCGGAACGATTTGCTTGAGTGAGATATCAGGAACACCCATCCAAGGTCGGGCAGCCATTTTAGATGTCCCGAATTGATGGAACTTCCCGTATTTAGTGCTTTTAACGAGAAATACGTTCCCTTTTGTCTTAATGTAGGCTATATCTTGCATCAAACCAGTTGCCCGTAAGATCGGTTCACCAGGGTAGTTCTCATTTTTCCAATTTGCATACCGGGGAGTCAACATTTGCCAAGGGCGTTGGTAGGTTGGGTCAACTTGCCTTTTCCAGAATTGCGGATGATCGTCAAGTAAGACTGGGACCCACTCTTCTTTTGTAGGACGCCACCAATTTAGATTCATCTGGATTAGACCATTTCCAGAAATTTTAAGACGGATCATCTCTTCTTCCTAGAATTTTTCTTCATTTCTTTTTCTTGCTCATCCGCGTGTTTTTTAACGATTTCTATCATTGTCTGGATTTTACTCATCGGCTGGGATTCAAGCCAGTCAATAGAGGAATCCCATCGTTGTTTGCACAGATGATAGGCAACTTCTAACCAATTCTCAACCGTTAAGATTGTTTGATCTAGAAGAGTTTTACTTACCCACCCCATGGTTTGTCGAAATTGGGTGGAAGTTAAATCGTCTAAAACTTCTTCGTTGATTAGCAAACGTGTCACTAATTCAAGTTGACTTCGTTCAGATTGTCGAAGGATTTGAGCTAGGTAAAAATCCTTTGGAGTGATTTCACGGAAATGAAGAGTAGGACCTTTCGGAAAATTCAAAAGATAAGTAAAATCCTCCAGGTCCTCTACAGTTAGTTTGGGTCTTCTTCGTCCGTGCCGTTGGCCTTGGCTACCAGATCACTAAGTTTGCGAAAATCCTTCACGCCCAGATCAAGGATCTCATCGTAAGTGATCTTGTCATCTCCAACAATAAGACGCTCAATAATTCGCATCCCTTTTTCCACATCTCCTGCTTTAGTTAAGTCCTTTTCCATGTAGACAAGGTCTCGACCAGTCATTTCACGAATTGTAATCTCGCGCCCATCACTAAGGGTTGTGGAATAGGTTTCAAGGTTAGCCATTGGTTTTTTCTTGTTTGTCGGTGTTGCTTGTACCGAGTCGTCAGAAATTGTTCTCATTGGTTATTTGGGAGAATTTGTCTAGTTTTACCCGCTGTCTGTAGATTCTGTCTTCAAGCGCGATATCACCAAACCCGGCGGGAAGGGAAAGGTAAATGGAATTGGCTTCCTTCCAACTGAGTTCAGCGTCGTCGAGACGGTTCATTTCGAGCCGGTCGTCAATGTCTTCAAGCCAAAACTCTACACACATTTTGCGAAAGTCTGGATCAATTGGAAGGGGTAAGGCCATTACAGTGCTCGAAGCATGTTAATAGTTTGTTGAGGAGAAAAGTAGCGGGAGTTATATGCGCATTCCACCGAGGAAGGGATCACGCGATTCTTTTTGTCATAAGGGATAGTAAGGTAGTAGGTGTCAATCACTCCTTGAAAAAGCATGACACCAACGTTTTCAACACGGGACTTTTTCTGTTTTTTCACTAGAGTGCCCTCCGGTTATTTGGATTAGTGTGGTCAATACCCCGACTTTGTTGATATCGAGAGAGTCCTCCGGGCGTCGAGATGTGCCCGGTTCTTGTGCATTGGACTTTTTTGCTGTTCAAAAGGTTTGCATTTCGAGATTGAACCTCGGGGTTGCAAAATCCCGTTTTGTTTTCAGCATTTCGTTTGCCTTGTGTTTTGCCCCCTTTGGCGCCTCCTTTTCTGCCGTCCTCGGTCATTTTTTCGGCACTTCTTCCGCAAACCCCAGTCTTTTCAGTTGCACATTGCTTTCCTCGAGTTTCTCCTCCTTTTACTCTCCCCTCGTCTGTAAGGAAGTTTTTGATTTTGCCTTCTTGGCGTGCTTTGTTCAGAACTGCCTCTTTCAGATCCTCAGGCATTAGTGACCACGCCTCATGTCGAAAGTCAAATCTCGGGGCGTTGTCGAATAGTAGATAATCGACTGCATGATCGAAACAATGCTGGTAGGGATTTACACTTTCTGTATAGTCGTCATTTCCTCCTCGACTTTTGGCGATAGGGTGATGCTTGTGCATTAGAGAAGTCCTTTTTGTATAGCATTATAGCGATTTGTAAGTTTAGTAATCGCACCAATCTCGGAAAGTTCCAGCATAGAGTATTCAACACCGTGGGGTTCTTCGTCCCCATGGGGATTCGAAAGGGTTTTGGTACTCTCCTTTGGAGATTTGCGAAGTCGGTCATCAATGGCGACGGATGAAAAGTAAGCGCGGGACAGGGGGAGTTCGGGTATGCCGACGGAAGAATGAAATAGGGACCATGTGTACATATGGGCGATTTGAAACAGCACAGCGAACTGTTCGGCATACCTCTCTGGGGTTTGGAACCAGATCTCGTCGTGGATGCTAAGCACGAAACGAGCAGGGATTTTGTATTCCTCCGTCAACCAATGCACAGCAGTGAGCATGATCGAGAGAATCTCAGCGCCAGATGACTGGATAGTCCAGTTGACACGACCCGTCTTGAAGTCGTCGCCGACAGCGGCAGGTCGCATTGCGGTAGAGATCTTGGTCCCGAGGCACGGGAGCGTGGGCACCCGAGACCTCATTGCGATTTCTTCCATAAAGTTGAAACAACCGCTATCAGAACCACCCTCATACAGTCCGTTGCGTTGTTTGCCCTTTTTACCTTCGAGGATGCGGTAGGCAAAGTTTTTGACTTCCGTTGGTGATTTGTCCGGGTATTTCCGACGAATGTAAGTTTGAACCGCACGAACACCAGCGCCGTAAAGCACAGCGAAGCCGGCAATCTTGGCAGTGTCACGGTCTACGCCAGCGAGCTTCGCGAGCGCGGAGTGCGGGTCCGTGCCTGCCTCTTTACTCCCCGATAACACATTGTAGCCGAACGGGGAGCACCCAACGTGTCCGCCTTCCCATTTGTCACTGTAGATGGCAGCAATCTGCATTTCCTGGCCATCAAAGTCAGCGCCGACAATCTTCCAACCGTTGGGAGCTTGGACCCTGGATTTCAACTCTGTGCCAATGCGCCAGTTCTTGGTGGAACACATGGTAACCATGAGGGACTCCACGGTGCGGCGAGTTACAGTGCCATGGCACAGGATTTCTGGGAGCGTTACCAGAGCATCCTCGCCGTGTGGGTTAGCAGCAGGCAGAAAGATTCGATCCATCACTCGTTTACGAACTGAAGTCCAGTAGGACACCGCGTTCGCAATTTCCAGAGCACGCTTTGCTTCTGGCAGATCCGAGTTCAGTCGGCCCACTTTCATGTCATCGACAAAGTCCTTGCTCAAGACCCCACCAACGTTATCTCCGTTACCTTTGGGGTGAGGAATTTTGATCAAGGTTCCGTCTTCGCCATGGAAACACCATCCCATGTCCTTCGTAAGGATCATCGGCGACCCTTCCCATTGTAATTTTAGGAGTAAATGAGAAAGATTGGATTTCACACCGATGTGGGTGTCAGGGTCTTTAATGAACGGACGCATCCAGTTTGGGACATGGGCATACTTTCCCTTTTCGGTCTTTATTTCCCAGTCAAGCTGGGAGAGCCATGGGTCTTTTGCGACCCAGCGTTCGGCCGTTCCTGGTTCTGCGAAGTAGCGATCACGCCAATCGTGGTAGTTAGCCCAGACTAAGTCTTGGCAAAGTTTTGTCATCTCTTTATTGTGCTCTTCGAAAACTCGCTCCACATTCTGGATCCATTCTTCCCATTGAGGAACCAGCGGAACGATCGATCCGTTCAGGTGATAGTGCCCACATAAAGCAACTGGGCTAGGGGTAGCATCTATATACTTAGGCCAAAGAGCTTGAAATAGTTCTGCAGTATAAAATGCGTCTTTGATGGCGTAATCGACAGCATCCGTAAGCATTTGACGAATTTGACTCAGATGAGTTGCTTTTACGAATATGTCGCGAACGGCTTTATCCCCGGCCCCCAGTGGTTGGGCATCATCCCCAAAAAACTTTCTTACTTCGTAAACATGAAAATTATAAGTTGCTACGAGTGAATTAGTGGAGCCTTCTTCTAACCACTTAGGGGCATATCGCAACTTGAGTTTTTCCTCCGGAGTCAGGTCCTCTGGGTCTTTACCGGCAAGAACATACAGCCAGCGTTGCCCAGCAGCCAAACCAGACACGCCAATATGTGCGGACAGGGTGTCAAAATAGAAATTTTCGGGTTTGGTTCGATCTAACGAGTAACCTTCGCGGGCGCGGACGCGATCATAGGAAATATTGTGGCCTACAACGAACCGGTTCTCGCCGATTGGAATCAGGGCATGTTGGTCCCAACGATCCTCCGGCAAAGATGGATCAATAAGCTCAGAAGCCAGCCAAATGTAAGCTGCCTTGGCAGATAGCGCAGTGCCAATAATCGGAAACGCACCGCCATGCACAAAAGTCTCAGTGTCAAATGTGAATGCTTTTTCCAGAGGGTACGGGACAGATTCCGTTTTCCATTTGTTGCGTACTTTTGTGTATCGCACCCAGCCCGGCTTGAAGACAAGTTCTTCCCTTGGCGGGAGTTCTGGAAGGGGGGCTTCTGCGAAGGCATCGGCAAGCTCCTTGTACTCTCCGATTTGCTTTCTTGCAATCTGCTCAAAGTGTTCCCCCAGGGTTTCACCTTTGAGGTCGGGTAGGGGGAGAGGGCCGTCATAGAGATGATCGGGGTAATCAACGGGGGTGGCAATCTCGAACTCTCGAAGAAGATTTTCAGCCTTTTGCTTAGAGAGTCGGGTCATTTCTTTTGGCTCTTCCTTACCAAAAATCCTCTCGTGCAAATCGCTTGAGAGGACTGGGTATCCGAGTGGCGTTTTTCGCATGGACGTTGGATTTTGCATGTTGATAGTATAGGTGGTTTGCCTTGCGGTAAACTCAGAGGACGTCGATCGGAGGTGCGTTGAGGTTGTCAGCGACCGGGTACATATACGAGTATTGGATAGCGTTGGACTGGCGAGTTGGAGGAGTGAAGGTGCCGACAGTCAGCTGGTTGAAGCGCCGAGGAGGTTGAGCCCACTTCGGGTTCCCCAAAGGCGTAACTACTGTAATTGTAAACACGGACACCTGGAAGCCGTCTCCGGAACCGCCCGAGGGAATAGTAGGGCAGAAGAGAGTGTCGCCAGCATTGTATCCGGACCCGGCACTGTTCAAGGTGACCGAGGACACAAAACCACCGGGACCCACAACAATGTCGAGAGTTGCACCGGTTCCTGCACCACCTATGGTTGGCAGATTGGTGTAAGATCCAGCAGTGTAGGCGGAACCGCCTTTCAATCCTCCGATTGTGGCAATGGGTCCAGCAGGAATTGTGAAAGAGTGGACACTATACTCAAACATGGTGGGATCACCTGGATTAACCCCATAGCCGTTCGGAGGAATCTGAGTGTAATACTCCATGTAGTTGGTGGTCCACCCCTTAAGGGCAGGTTGAACCTCAGTCAGAGAAGGGAGATTTACAGGAGCGGTTGCGGTTTCCTTATACTGCCAAGCTTTTTTGTTAATTGTGTTGGGAACAACGGAGAGATATCCGTTAAGGATCACGTTCCCGTAGTCCTCCACTTGGGGAGTTGTAAAGGTGGCCTCAACCGCCTTTGCCATTTGCACTGTCCGGGGGATCATTGCGCCATTTTGAAATATACTGCTTTTACCCTTTAGCTGAATTCACATTCCCAGCAAGTTTTACCGGGAGCAGGGTCGTTTAACCCGAGACCTCTAGCTTCATTGATCGCTTCGAGCAGGTTCCGATCATTTTTTAAACGTCGGTGCAACCGGAGACGCCAAGTGCAATAAGCTTTTGCGTTCTTTTCGTTAGGTTGAGAACAAAATTTTTGGTAAGAAGATTCAACCGTTTGGACAATTCCTATTCCTACTTTTGCGATTAGGTGGTCAATTGGGTTAAGGGCGTGAGTTTTCATTGTGGGTAAGAAAATTGTTTCAATTCAAATTGACGGAGTCCCGTCCGTTCGTAAACTGTGTCTTTATTTTTCCGATAGATCTCGTAAGCATCAAATATTGCTGAGAAGTTTATTGGTCGTTCGGAAGGGATATCCCTCCAGTTTAACATTTCAGGGAGGGATAAGGGGACGTCGATATCCCATTGCTCATCACGGGACCCGTACAGAAGGGGGAGTGCATCATTTCTCCACCACTCGGTGGTATACTCAATTGCTTCCTCCCATGTTTCAGGATCCGTCAGGTGGGTCTCGTATTCTTTTCTCATCCAACGGACATACTCTCTCCCCCGTTCCACAAGTAAAGAGGCCGATGGAGGAACTTCTTCTAGAAAATATGCTTCTTCTTGTCCAGAGATTATACGTTCGATAACAGCTGGAAACAAGAAGGCTTCCGAGACGAGTCGAAAATCCTCTGCGCCTTCGGAGATTAGCCGTAGGATGCTCTCGATAATTGCAACTGAGGAGGCTATTTTAAGCTCAAATTCTGATTCTTCCCTCGATTCCACTCCAGTGTTTTTTCCTTTGGAGTTTGCCAGTTCTTTCTCTAGACGTCGAACTTCGCGGCCCAACTCACGCTCAAGTTTAGATTTATATATCTCGGCTTGTGTCAGAATCTTGTCGAATTTTGATTCAATTTTTTCTATTTCCGCATCGAAAAACTCTATCTGGACTTTCAAGTTCGAAAGTTTCTTTTTTAAGGAGGAAACAGATGATCGCATGCTGTTGGTTGCATGCACAAGGTTGTCAGCAATCATTCGTAAATTGGTTTGTAGGTTGCTCGAAGGATGTCGCGTTGTACATCAATTATGTCTACATTGAAAATGTACTCACGCTCAGGATCGGTTAGTAAATGAAATTTACCTTCAAAACGTTCACCATCCGAGGAACGAAGGTAACTGTTTCCGGGAGTAGGCGGGGAACAAAGGGCAATGTTATTAACAAAGTCAGGATTAGTTTCCTCGATCGCCGAAACTATTCTTTGATAGATTGCGGAGCTTGCCGCCATTTCATGATCGTTAGTTATATGGGCCTTTACCTCCCCTTCGACAGGTTTTAGGATAGAGGCTAGGCCCGTGTCGAGAGTAATTTGAACTTCTCCACTTTCCTCTTCGATAGAGAAGCAAACCTCATTCGCCATGAACTCAATGTCGTTGGCATCCTCATACTCGCTGAAGTTAAACTCCATTAACTCATAGAAGGAAGTTTTTAGAGTTTCACCGTCAGGGCCCCCTAGGTAATTGGCGATCGCGAAAAAAACGCGAGGGTTGGCGAAAAGGCGCTCAACAGGATAAAAGATTTCCACGGTATAACTCCAGCGTTTGCAGTATAGCGTGCCTGACGGCACAGTAAAGGCCGTTGAGGGATTTTACCCCTTCACTTTCCAGTGGCGTTGAGCTTCCGGAGGGAGCTGAGTGTAGAAGTGATGCTGGTGCCCGACGGAGGAAAAGAGGGGAATGCAAAGGGCGAGCTCGTAGGTTGTGATATCGGGTTGCGGGTCCCAAATTAAATTTTTGGGAACGTGGATGGTGAATGTTGCCATGGTTTTACAGTTGAACTTCAGTAAGCGTAGCCACCTTTATACCCTTTGCCCCAGGTTTTCCTTGCTTAACGCTAAGGTCGAGTTTCAAGGGTTTTTTTCGAGAGGATGACCACGGAACGCTGTAGGTGCTTTCACCGAAGTGGATTAGAGTGGCTCCTTCGGGGAGAAGGGATTTTCCCTTCGAGGTTACCTTGATGAGATCCTCACCACTGACAACCATAGCTTTAAGTGTTTCTTCCAGCGTGAACACCACGAGGTATTTTCGAGAAGTGACATCGGATTCCTTTTTCGCCAAAACAACTGAGCTGAATCCAGTGCTAAGAGGGCCTTTGTAGTTAGCGGGAAGTTTTTTGATCGTACCATCTTGGGTCAGGGTGATTAGTTTTTCCGTCTTCTCCATTACGATTGCTCCTCGAGGGCCTTTGGCTTGTTCTACTACGCCTCGCTTGGTATCGATCTTGATGAATTTCGGTCTCGATACGGGTGCTGTGCGGGTTTGGGATCCCCTCTCTACAGTTAGACCTTCCGGAGGGTCAATTACTATTGACCGGTTGCCGTCACCATACCGAACACCAATTGCCTTGATTTCCTTAATCATGTAGGCTTTTCGAGCTTTATTGTCACTGATAAGGATTTCTAGTTTGGCAATTTGTTCTTTGAGTGTACCTTCTTCGGTTGCTAACTCCTCTGAATCTAGGTTAGTTAAAGCACGGAGGCGCATTTCGAGGATTGCTCGGGCTTGGTCTCCCGTGAATTTGAGTGCCTTATTACTAACGAGTTCGATCAGAGCTTCTTTTGGAGAGGCAGCCTTGCGGATAATCGAAATGACTGCATCAATCTTGTCGATTGCTTTCAGATAGCCCCGAACAATTTCCAGTCGAGATTCAGACGCGTCTAGTTCGTGCCGAAACTTCGCACCCAGCCTATCCAGTCGCCATGTTTGCCAACGCGCAAGAAGTTGACTCGGAGAGAGTTCGACGGGTTTCGTCCCGTCCACAACCAGTAGCCGCGCCGAATACTTAGTGTCCAGGTCAGTGTAGTGGTAAAGCTGTCGCTGTAGAAGACTGACGTCGGTCCCAGTCTTTGCAGTAACCGTAATACGATCCCCTGAGAGATCAGACTCATCGACGACTGCTGTGATTCCATTTATTGACCCTTTGTCTAGGGCGTCTTTAATTTGTTGGCCGATCTTTTCTGGGTTTGTTCCGTGGGGAAGGTTTGTAAATGTGAGTGTGGTTTTTGTTTGTTTACGAGTTTTCTTTTCTTCTTCAAGAACCTCACAGAAAGCACGAAGGCGGATACTGCCAATTCCGGTGCGAATATAACTATCGAGTCCTTCATCTCGAATAACATGGCATTGCGTTGGGAAGGAAGGGACGAGTGGAATTCCTTTTGTGATCGCGTCACAAATGTCACGAAGGGAGTGGGGAGGAATCTTCGTTGCGAAGCCCACCCCGATGCCGTCCTGACCGTTTAGGAGTACTGTCGGTACCTTGGCATTTAGTTCAAGGGGTTCTTGAAGCGAACCGTCATAGTTTGGCGCTGTTCGCCAGGTGTCGGCATCATCGAGGAGGCAATCCCAGGCAAATGATGAGAGTTTGCACTCGGTGTACCTTGATGCCGCAGCACCGTCCACTGACGACCCCCAGTTGCCTTGGCCGTCAATGAGCGGTACGTTGTTATTCCAGGGTGCGGCAAGAGTCACCATGACACCATAAGCACTACCATGAGGGTGTAATTTACCCATGGTTTCACCCTCGACCCTAGCACTCTTCATGTATTTTCCATCGGGTTTGAGACCAAGCCATTTCATTGCCGTGAGAACTCGGCGTTGGGCTGGTTTGAGGCCGTCAGTAAGGGAGGGTATGGCACGGCCGATGAGAACGGCCATGGAGTAGGCAAGGTAGTCTTCTTTTATTTGTTTTGTCAGATTGATTGCACTGTCCATTCTCACCACCAACCCATAGGACCGTAAGGCTTTTTCTCAATCTGATCCATCCATTTGTTGAGGTTCTGAAGAGGGCCTTTCTTGCGAGATTTCTTTGGCTTTAAAGGATTTGACAGTTTGAACGCTTTGCGACGAGCCATTGAAGGTGAGGATTGACTGAGGTTATTTTAGCTTGGATTGGGCATAGTAAAGAAGACGGTTTACCCTACTCCGGGGTCACGAAAAAATCCCCCAAAAATTTTTTGTGAATTACGAATTTGAATTTGGAGTCGGACCTAAATATTTTCGCCCTTCCCAGGGGGCCCCTTGTGGAAATTCATCGAGAGATCTTCGAAGATTCCTCGAGCATTTTTCGAATGTTCGTCGAAGAAATCCTCGAGCGGCGGGGGCATTTGGTCTTACTGACCGGCCCGTAGCGCCCGCCTAAACCCACCCCTCTCCGAAAATCCCAACCCTCGTGAAAAGGGACCCGTTCGCAATGGACGCCAAGGGTGTATGCCAGCGGGTGGAATTTCCGTAGGTTTCTCAAAGAGAAACGAGCAGAAGTTCCCATGGCAAATTGTATATCAGTGGGTGAAATTTCATAGCAAACTGTATATAAAGAGCGATATATGTGGTTAGTTGGTAAGTAACAGGGCAAACTCCCTGCGCTGCAAGGGGTTTGGGCGGTCAGGCGGGCCGGGGCGGCACGGACCTATGCCCGGTGGTGGTGGCGCGGGCGGGCGCCGGCATGGGCGGGGGGCGGGGGTGTGGGTGCCCCAGGGGGCGGCTGGGCCATGGATACAGGCGGGCGTGGCCCTGGGTGGGTGGCGCCGGGTGGAGGCCCACGGAGCGTGGCCCGAGGCGGGGGAGGGCGGGGAGGCATGGTGCGGTGGTGCGATGTAGGGCCAATGGAGCGGAGGCGCCGGGAAGGCATGGTGGTGGAGTCGGACCTGTGCCACTGGGTGGGTGGGGGCCAGCGGAGTTTACCGAGAAGACCTATGCCAAAAGAAACCGTTCGTTTTTGGCATTGCGTAAATCGCAACGAGTGTGAGGCCAGAGTGCCAACAGGCATGGTGCCCGGAGCGGACCTATGCCGCCGGGGATGATTCCGTGGGCGGACCTATGCCGCCAGGTGTGGGGCCAGGGGCGTAGACCTAACCCCGGTGGAACGCACCGCCAGCGCATGGGAGGCACCAGGTGCGAGGCCAGGGGCGTAGACCTGAACCGGTGGACCTGAGCCACGGGCGTGGCGCCACAGGGGCTCGGCCGCTGGAGTTTTGGGGGCTGGGGGCGTGGTTTTGGCGGGGATTTTTGTTACAATTCTCCAAATCCGTTGCGCCGCAGGGAGTTTGGAAGAAAGACCTAGCCCAGTGGACGCCAAGGGGCGGCCAGCAGCCACACGCGGCCACACGGGGCCACCCGAGCCTGGACCTAGCCCAGCGGGGCCACGACAGGGCGGCCAGGGGCCACACGGGGCGTGGACCTGACCCTGACGGTGTGGGGCCGGCGGCACAGGCCCCGGCGACCTGGACCCCGGCGGATGACCGGGGGCGTGGACCTACGCCCGGCGGTACAGGGCCGGCGGCATGGACCCCGGCGGGGAAGGCATGCGGCAAGGGCCGGGGGGGCGTGGACCTACGCCCGGCGGTACAGGGCCGGCGGCATGGACCCCGGCGGGGAAGGCATGCGGCAAGGGCCGGGGGGGCGTGGACCTACGCCCGGCGGCATGGACCTGGACCGGACCCCCGGCGGCCTGGACCTATCCAGCAGGTACCTACAGCAAAAGACCCCCAGCGGAACGCCGGAGGCCTGGAGGGGATGGATTGGAAGCGGCGCTCAGGCGGCGTGGTAGGCAGCGTTCTCGTAGAAGGCAACAACCAGCTCCTCAGGCGTTTCCGCCCGGTGGAAAGCCGCGTAATACAGCTCCCACAGATCAGCCAGAAGGCGACCGGTTCCGTCGTGGTCGTCCAGGTAGCCACAGAAAGCGTCGTCGGTGCGAAGCTGCTCGTTCAGCTGGAGCAGGGCGGTGAGAACAAGGGTGGAAGGTTCCATGGTGGTTTGGGGGGGTGGAGGGCGGTTTTCCCGCCCATGTAAAAATTATACAGGGAAACGGGGC